ATGGCAGAAGTAAAAGGAAAGAAGATCAAAGAGCTGGAAGAACAGAAAAGCATCCAGCTTTCGGATGACATCATCATAGAGACGGACCCGGAGACTGGGGACCCCAAGACCGGAAGGACGAAGATCGGGGCCTTGTTCCTGGCCCTCCATCCCATCGGGAGCATCTATCTGTCCACTGCGGCAACGAACCCGGGGAGTATCTTTGGGGGGACCTGGACCGCCTGGGGGGCAGGGAGAGTGCCGGTGGGGATCAGTGCATCTGATGAGGATTTCAAGACGGCAGAAAAGACCGGGGGAGCCAAGGACCATAAGCATACGACTGCGGGCCATAAGCTGACCACGGCAGAAATGCCGTCCCATAAACATGATATCGTGTTCAGTGGGACAAAGCTGGACTGTGCCGTGGCTTATTCCGGTATCAACGGACCGGATTACTGGAGGCTGAGCCCGGCGCTGAGCACAGAGGTGACTGGGGAAAAATCCCTTACTATCGGGAACACAGGAAGCGGCGGAAGCCATGGACACGGAGATACCGGATCCACGAACGCACTGCCGCCGTACATCACCTGTTATATGTGGAAACGGACCGCGTAAAAGGAGGGCCGGGCAGATGACGGAATGGGGAGTCTTCGGCGTGATCACCGCCCTGGCAGCGTTCGGGGTGTCGATCGTGACGCCGATCATCAAGCTCAATACATCGATCGTGCGGCTCATCGACCGTCTGAACCGTCTGGATGAAGGGGTAGATGAGCTGACGGAAAAAAATCAAAAATCCCATGGAAGGATGTGGGACCATATGGAGGAACAGGATGGGAAACTGAACGACCATGAGATGAGGATAACGATCTTAGAAGAGAAGGAGAAATAAAATGGATTTAAATTTTTTAATGGATCATATCAACCCTGTGATCTTAGGTATCTGCCTGCTGGTGGGCTATGTGATCAAGACCGCGATACCGGCGATCAAAAACAGGTATATCCCACTTGCCGCTCTTACGATGGGGACTATTATTGCAATCCTCATAAACATGAGCAGCGGCATTAATGCAGAGGTAATTCTGGGCGGTATGATCTCCGGTCTGGCCAGCACAGGCTTTTATGAGATGCTGCGGAACTTGTTGAAAAAAGACGGGAAGAAAGAAACGGAAGAAGGACCAGAGGGCGAGTGATCGTCCTCTTCTGAGTAGAAAGGAAAAGAAATGGGTGTATTGATCATGGGAAGAGCATCTGCCACGGCAGAGCAGATGCGCAGATATATCAAGAGCAGAAACCCCAGTGTGGAGCCGTCCGTACTGGATATGATACCGCTGTATCTGGAAGAAGGAGAATCGGAGGGAGTAAAAGGTGATATCGCCTTTGCACAATCCTGTCTGGAGACTGGGGATTTTACCTTCGCCGGGTCTGCAGTCAGCCTAAAACAGAACAATTTCTGTGGGATGGGAGTGACCGCCACCGGAATGAAAGGGAACAATTTCCCCAGTCCACGGCTGGGGATCCGTGCGCAGGTCCAGCACCTAAAAGCCTATGCCTGTGACCAGCCATTAAAACAGGGATGCGTAGACCCACGCTTCCACTTCGTAAAACGCGGGATGGCTGAATATGTGGAGTGGCTGGGGATACAGGAGAACCCAAACCATACAGGATGGGCGGCAGGCAAAGGATACGGGGAGAAGATACTGAAGATACATCAGGAAATCTTAAATATAGAAAGTGAGGAAAAAGGAATGAAGATCAATGTACATGCAGGACATAACTTTAAGGTTCCGGGAGCGTCCGGTATATTTTCCGAAACATCAGAGGACCGAAAGGTGAAAGACCTGGTGATCCGTAAACTGCAGGCGGCAGGCCATACAGTCTATGACTGTACGGATGAAAGCTCCGGAACTGTGAACGGCAATCTTGCCGCGATCGTGGCGAACTGTAATGCGCATGCTGTGGATCTGGATGTGTCCATCCATTTCAACTGCTACAATGGACAGGCACATGGAACAGAGGTATTTATCTATAACTGGGGCTCTGCCGCCGAATCCTATGCTCAGAGGATCGCAGACCGGATCGGGGAACTGGGATACACAAAAAGGGGAGGAGGAGTAAAAACAAATCCCAGTCTTTATGTGCTGCGGCATACGGTCAGCCCAGCCCTGTTGATTGAGTGCTGTTTTTGTGATAATACGAATGATGCCGCAAAGTATACAGCAGAGAGGATGGCGAATGCTATTGTTTCCGGTATTACAGGAAGTGCGATGTCCGGCAATACTCCATCCGGCGATACTAAAGATTGGCTGTCCAGGGGCGATACAGGGACAGCGGTAACAGCATGGCAGAAAATTTTGAACACATTCGGCAGCGGTGTAAATGTTGATGGAGATTTCGGGCCAGACACAGAGGCACAGACTATCCGGGTGCAGCGCCTTGTGGGTGTTAATCCGGATGGATGTGTTGGAGAGAAGACAAAATCTGCAGTATCTGCATATCTCAAAAAGAACAACTGGATACAGGTAAGGGATGGCCGCTGGTGGTACCGTCATGCAGACGGCGGATATGTGAAAAATGATTGGGAAAAGATTGGCGGGGTATGGTTCTTCTTTGACGGTAGCGGTTGGATGAAAACCGGCTGGATCGAATGGAAAAAGAACTGGTACTACCTGAAAGCCAATGGAGCAATGGCGGCAGATGAGCTGGTAAGGACCGGGGGCAAAGTCTACTATGTAGACAAGTCCGGAAAGATGTGCTACACGGACAAAACGGGAGCGCTCAGATAAAAAACAGAACATAGATATCTTATCACTACAAAATAAAACGAAAGGATGATTTTATGTTAGTAGAGATCAAGAAAATGAATAAAGATGAAGTGACAGTATGTACAAGCTTGGATGTAGCGGAGACATTTGGAAAAGAACATAAGAATGTCTTGAAAGATATACGGGAAATGGATTGCAGTGAGGAATTTGGACGGCTAAATTTTGAGCTGTCCTCTTATCTCAATTCACAAAACAAAAGGCAGCCCATGTATTATATGACATGCGATGGGTTTACCATGTTAGTTATGGGCTACACTGGGGAAAAAGCTATGAAGTTTAAAGAGGCCTATATCCGTCAGTTTAATGCTATGGAAAAAGTTCTCATTGGTAAAATGAAGGAGCGCGAAAAAGGCATTGCTGTCCGTCAGGCTCTTACCAACGCTTTGCAGCAGTCAGAAGAAAATGAAAGAATGCATGGCCATGCTTATTCCACATATACGAATATCGTATATAAGGCGGTATTCGGAAAAGACGCAAAACGTCTCCGCGAAGAATATGGCATATCCAAAAAGGAGAATCTTCGGGAATGTTTTAGCGAGGAAGAACGGAAGGCTGTACAATCAGTTGAAATGATCGTGAGTGGTTTGGTGAACTACGGGTGGGGATATGAACAGATCAAGGAGTTCGTGATGAACCAGAATCTAAAAATGCTGGCAGCCTGA